CCTTTGGATCCTGCTACAGTCGACGTATTCGCCCACTTCAACTGGCCGTTGTCGCCGAGCGCGAGAACCTGCCCTGAAACACCCCCAGCAGGGAGTGTGAGTGTGTACTGCGTGACACCAGGCGCCGGAGAAACCGCGGAGTAGCTCCACAGATCCAGTGGGTGATTCCTGTCGTGCTTCTCCGTGACAAGAATCTCAAAAGTGCCGGCGCCAACTGAAGTCGCGTTGACGGTCCAAGTACCGGCCCAAAGCCAAATTCCACGATTGAAATTCCTGGAAATGTAGCCCTCAGCGTCGAGACTCGCAGTGATCGTCTCACTCCGAACCCTGACAGAAGGAGAGCCGGGAATGACAGATTCCAGAATCTTGGGCGTGAAGATGATGTCACCCTTTGCGGGAAGCACATCTGGAAATTCGTCATCACCCGGGCCAATGTCCGCTACAGCCCTGAGAACTCGGCCGGAGACCATTCCGACCTTCCAACCGAGAGTAGTGACTGGTGTTTCATTCACAGGAACAGTCATTCCTGGCTCTCCTTCCATTTTGAAGTTACTGAGCCGGAACAGTACCGGGCTCAGGCTCTGCTTCGAGATCGAGGGTCGTCGAACTCGCGACGGTTGTATCGGTGTGCGACTTGGCGACGAAACCAAGAATACCGCCCAATGCCATGACGACCGTGTACGCAGGAGTCACCCAGTTAGGCTGCACATACGCGCCGTTGCTCGCATTGCAGAACAACGTAATACTCACAAGCGCCAAAGCAGCGATAGCCCAGATACCGTAACAGAAGTCACGGAACCTCGGATTGCTGATAGTGATACTGGCCATTACTTCACCTTGATCCTTTGACCGACAACAATTGAATTCGGCACAAGACCGGGATTGAGCGCGCAGAGCTCATCAATGGTCTTGCCCGCAGCCTTGGCGATGGCCTTCAGTGTGTCACCTCGCTCGACAACGACAAGCTTGTCAGAAAGTTCAGCGGCAGGGATGGTTCCGGGTTCAGCCTTGGAGTAATCGATGTAAGAGTCGATCGCCTCTTTAACCGCTTTCACAACCCTATCGTCATTGGTGATTCCACGAACAGCCTCAGTGATCGCGTTCTTCATGTCGTTGACAAACGCGTCCTGCCACGCCATGATGGTGCCGACAGAAACTGCCTCGCCCTGACGATGATCATCGGACGGAAGGCCATTCCTGACAACCTTGAAATTCCACACGTTGGCAGGAATCCTGTTAAAATTCTCAGGCAGCCAACCAATCTCAGTTCTGAGAGTGGTCGTACCCTCCTCTTCCTGACGCTGAATCTGAGCGTCAAGGACAGCATTGGCAATCTCCTCTGCTGAGGGCATGTCATCTCCTTCTTCGTAATCAACATTGGTTCCGGCTCCGTTGAGACGATCCGTCCACTCAACAGCAAGATCAGCAAATGTCCTGCCGTAAGTGTTGTACGTCCCGCTTGGGTTGCCGGAGTTGTACGTCGAGCCCGCACGGGCAAGACTTTCCCAGGAGTAATCCCCACCGCAGTACGACTTCAAAAGATTGAAACCGAACACACAATTCCAGTAAGGATCCCACCAAGGATAGTTCGGATTGTTCTTGAAATAGCCTGGATAAGTGATCTGCGTCGGTCCGACGCCGTTCGAGACACCGCCGCCGAGAACAACAGGAAGAAAATCATTCTTGAAATTGTCCTCGGTGACGAGGCCCCATCCTCGGCAGGCGCCGCCGGCGTCATGTCCGTAAATGTTGGGCCCTCCGGTCTCCTTCATGATCATACCCATGGCCACCCCGAGAGGCAGACCCGTGTTGTTGCTCGCTGCGACGATGGCAGTGGCGTTGGCTACGCCAGCTTGGTTGAGAATGTCAACCGCTTGTGCCATGTTGCGCCCTCCTCGCATCGTTGAGCGCCTTCCTCCTGGCAATGGCCGAAGAGGTCAGCTTCTTGTTACCCTTCTTGTAATTGTCAGGGTTGTTCTTGATACCACAAATGTGAATCAGGGTTAACAACCTCGGGAGCGGCCACATTTCACAAGAAAACGGAATACTGTTGGCCGTCATCCAGTAGTAGACGAGTTCCGATGTGATGAACTCACGAGACTCCTGCCGCTTCTTGGCATCACTGAAAGTAGTGGCGGTCATCGGAGATTCAATATAATGCTGGATCTCGCCAATCTTGTCCTCCGGCATGTAGATGTAAACGTTCGGGTCAACATCCTCCGGAGCAAAAGTCATCATTCGGATGTAGTCCATGATCTCGGCATTGGACTTCTCCGAACTGAGGAAGGCCTTGCAGTACTTCGCCTCCCATTTTGAAATTGCGAGAAGAGAGTGCTCAAGACACAGAGTGACAGGCTCAATGTCGATGAACTCTCCAGTGGTTCGATCGTAATACTCGTCTGCGTCGATGTTGATCTTGAGCACTCTCTTCTCCTAGTTTTGTCAGCCGCCGGCCTTGACAGCAGCGATGAGCTCAGTGATGGACGGAAGCATCGACTCAGTCGTGGCAGTACCCTCGACCTTGTCAAGAATGCTCTTGAGCTTGTTCTGATCGACAAGGGTCGAGTCAAGCGTGAAGGTGGCCGACGGGTCGAAGCCCTCGACAACCTGCTTGATCGCGGTGACATCCCAGCTGAAGCTGGTCGGCTCCGGGGAATCGTTCACCGTGGCATGCTCCTTCTCCGACGGAGAAGCCTTCATGCCATACACGAAGTGATGCTTGTAACCGGCATTGGCGTCGGTGTCGGTACCAACCCTGGTTCGGTAGTACAGAGCGAAGCCACTACGGTTCTGCTGACCGAGATACGCACCCGGAGCGATCTCCTTGGTGCCGTCGCACTGCTCGAACTCCGGCGGGTAAGTAAAGGCCTCGATCGAACCCTTCCACTCCTCGGCCGAGTACAGCGCGAGATACTTCATGTTGTCTGCGTACTGAGCATTCTCCTCAGCACCCTCGGGGGACTCGGTGACAGTCTTCAGACCGTTCCAAACCACACCCTTTTCGTAATCACCGTTCTTCTTCTGAACGAACAGAACACCGTGATCTACGCCAGTCTCATACTTTCGCTCACCACTGGTGTCCCAAACAAGCTTTGCCATTTCAACCCCTTAGAACCAAATGTTGAATGCGTCATGGTTCAACCCGTCTACGGCGTAATGCCGCTCATGGACACACGCGGGCAAACCAGCGATCTTGTCTACGATCGGACTGTCCGGATCCTCATCAATGACAGTCACCTGATAACGATGGATGTGGCGATACGGCACATTGTCTGCGAACGTGGTGTCGCCCGGCACCCTTTCATACACGATTGCTGGATACTTGAGCATCAGCTGCGCAGGAGGTTGGAAGTACACCCGGCGCGAACCAAGGCACTTCTCTAGCACGGCCTGCAGATCAGTTCGCTTGGCCATTGTAAATCCCCCCCAAAGTCAAGACAATACGTGGCCGGTTGATCTCGATGTTGGTTACTTTCCATTTTGAACCATTCATTACAACGTAACGAATTGCTCCAATGTTCTCATACATGAACGCGTCAGCAACAATGGAAATCTGATTCGAGATCGTAAGATCGTCGTTGGCTTTGTCTGAAGGAGACCAACGCCAGGCGTGTTTCAACAGATCCCCGCGGTGCTTTCGCTCCGTGAGCGACGGTCTCCACACACCTGGCGCGGTTTCCTTCAAATGTTCATAGCCGATGACTCCGCTGAACTTTGCCATGGGCTACCACCGTGCTCAGGCGGTCTTCTGCTCGATGACGACAGCGGAGTAAGGCTCAACCAGAGCACCGGAAAGCCGAGTCTCGTACAGGTACTTCATCTGGTTGTAGTCGATGTCGAAGTCATCGAAGAAGTTGACCTCGCCACCCTTGTTGGTGCCGATGTTGTAATCGCCCATGTTGACGATGATGCCGAGGACGTTGGCGGTGCCGCCACCTTCGCTGGCACCCAGGGTCCTGGTGAGACCCTTCATGGGGTCAACATCGACGATATCGCCGACCTCAAGAGCGTTGGCAAGCTCCTCACGGGTGTTGTAAAGCCTACGACCCATCTTGTCGCGCTGGTGCATCATGTCGAAGATGACCTTCTTGTGCGCGAAGAAAGTCGGGTTACCGGTGCCCTCGTAGTCGAGCATCCCCTCGGCCACAATGTCGATCAGCGCACCATCGGCGAGCGACGTACCCTTGGGAATGGTGTGCTTGACACTGTAAAAGGCGTCATCAGAAAGAATCGGACGAATGTGGTCCTCCTGAATCTTGTCGTCAGACGCGACCGAGCGACCGTCGCCGAACAGGATCGCGCGAGCGAGCTCTTCCTTCAGCTTGATCTGCATCTCAGCCTTGATCCAACTGACAACATCGAAATCAGTGATGTCGAGAATGTCGTCACGGTCGAGCTTCTGCTTCTTGTAGACGGTCTGCGGAGTGGTCTCCCGACGGATCAGCTTGAAGACCTCTTCCTTCTTCAGCTTGCCCTTCTGGTAACCACGGGCCCGAGCATCGTCACCGGAGATGTCAGCAAACGTGGCACGAACCTTGGCGAACGGAGTGTGCTTGGTGTTACCGACAATGGCCTGAACCCACGGCTTCTCCTTCTGAATGAACTTCGGAGGGTTGTTGGTCTCATTGGCATCCGGGAACAGCAGCTCGATGTTCGAGATGCCATAGGACTGAGCATGAGCCATCACAGACTCGGACAGGGTACCATAAGATGCGGCGTCATCGAAAATAGCCTTGATCTGAGAGTGCTCAAGCTTGGGGCCGCGATCGACAGCGGTCGAATCGAACACATTGTGCTTCACGTTTGCCTCCTTGGTAGCAGAATGCGCAACATTGTCGGCGGGCTCAGAATTCTCATCATCCTGCTTCTCGCCAATGGCCTGATCTACGAGATAAGTGAGGACATCCTTCTGTTCATTGTTCATGGTCTCGATGATGTCACCAATAGTCCGGTTGTCCTCGTCGTCATCGCTACTACCAGAATCATTGGCCGAAGCTTCATCACCATGCTTAATGGTCATACCGGTCGTGATGATCGCCTCATCCTCCTGTTCCTCGACGAAACCGTCGGAATGCTGAATCGCTACAGTGTCGATCTTCGCACCAGGATTTGCACCCGAAAGAACCAGAGACACCTCACGAATCGCACCGTGAAGAACATCCGAGCCCTTCTGAATCAGCTTGTTCGCATAGATGGACATCGCATTGATGTCACCGTGTGCAACGAGTTCCTTCGCATTTTGACCGGCAGAAGTCTCATTCAAGAAGCAGTAGGCGTAGACGCCGTCTTCTCGATTCTCGAGGTCAGCGTGACCGAGGACGTTGTCCGCCGAATCATGCATGTGCTGCCACACAAGCGGGACTCGCTGACCATCATCATCTTTGAATGCATCGCGACGAATCGTTCGACCATCGGAGCACTTAAGATCATTTCGCGTAGCGTAGCCACTGAAATCAGGCTTCACCATGCGCTCCTTCCTCCTGAGGCTCCGAAGGTACCTCAGGCTCAGTACTTACAGGATTCAGATTCTTGTTCCGCAGAACATCCGCGTTCGGATCATTGGATGGCTTCAAACCGACAATGGCGCGGAACTCATTGGAACTCATAATCTCGTTTCTGGTGAACTTGTCCGCAATTTCAGCGATTTGCGACGTTGGGACAAGTTTGAACGGATCTCGAATGTACATTACATCCTGACCACGAGTACGCGCGGTTTTCGTGATGAAACGCCTACGAATCGCGTCGGCAATGGCATCCAGAACGGGAACCAACGTGTTGTTCTGATAGTTCAACATAGCTGCTTCTTCAGCAGTTCCATCGAACACCGCCTGGCTGACCCCAAGCTCGGAGTACAGCTTGTTCTCCAGGTACTTGACCTGAGCGAAAACATCATTCTCCACGGCTCGGTTCAGCTGCGTGATCTTCTCCGTACCGTCAGTGTACGCGATTCCGTACTTGCTGCTGGTAAGCTGTTCCTCGATCTGCTTTCGACGAAGGTTGGCCTGATCCTGACGCGCCTGAGACTTCACCTGGTAAGGAAGTTGAATGATGAGATCCAACTTTCCAGCTCCAACATGCTCATCGACAACATCGAGAATGGCCAACTTTCGAACAAGACGCTGAAGAGTGCTGTTCGGCTCGTTCATCGTGGTGAAGAACGGGTTCTCCACTACGGCGACAAGTCTCTTCGGCAGAACAATCTCCTGCTGCATGGCAATCTTCTCGTTGTACACGCGTACACAAACATGCTCAGGATACCAATTGACAACTCTGGCCACACGAAGCGTACGAACATCGTAGGAGTCCGTTCTCGACGGGTCCAAGTCGAAATCAGTAGGAACAATTGCGATAACGCCTTCACTCAGCAGAGACACAACAAGATCAATCAAGAAAGCTTTGCCGGACTGATCGATGTTGGCCTCCGTGTTGAGGCAGTACTGCAGGCCGCTGTAAATGGTCTCGGCATACTTTCCATCTTCGTCCTTGCGAACGTGCTGAAGACCGATGCCGGCAACATCAACCGCGATACGATTGTAAATGCTGGCGACCATCGACATCTGAGATGTCCAATACATTCGCTGCCGACTTGGCAACATGGTGTACCCGGGACCGTAATCGACATATTTGTTAGGAGACCCGTTGCGAAAGACATTCCATGCATGAGCAAGTCTCTGCACGAAACCCATGCGTGCCCCCTTTCTAATATTAGTTCGGACTGTCACTTTCGTCTGAACGCATTACCCGAATCCTTAATTTTTGCGTAGCGTTCAGTCTTGTTGGACTTCGCCGTCCCGGAAGACTTATTACCATTGCCATTGTTCTGCCCAGGCTTTGGAATGGTGCTGTTGGCGAAAGAACTGACATATGACTTGGCGTATTCCTTGCCGACCTCAGTCAACACCTGCGTGCCGATCTTCAACGACGCATTGATGAGCTTCTCAGTGGCGGTCTTCGGACGAAGGTCGTTGTAAGCCTTCTCGAGCTGCAATCGCTTGGTTCTCGCGGCTAGATCCTCATTCGTCAGGTACTTGGCTCGAACATGGTCAGTAGCAACCCGATGCGACGCATCGTAACTGTTTTGCTTCTTGGGTTTCGTCACCGGCTTCAAGTTGTTCGACAACTCGGACCGTTTCTTCGTCTTGAGAACACCCCATTTCATACCTTTGACACCGTAATGGCGCAGGGTGTCATCCATAATTTTCACCTCACTCAAAGTTGTCCTTGTTCAACTTGAACGCGACCCAAGCATCTAACAATGCAGCAAACGGGTCGATTTTGTCTTCATATCGTTTCTTCAAAAGCTTGCGATTGCCGTTCGTGTCTTCCATGGTGATAGCGTTCCCCATAGCGAAAGACATGATCGCTTCGTCGAAAAGAAGAAGACGTTCTTCAGCCAAGTGCTTCAACTCGCCAAGTGGAACACTCTCCGTCTTGGCGCCCTGAATCACCTTTTCGATCCCGTAGGGCCCGTTTTCCTGTTCCCAACGAGTAACAAACTCCTTAGCGTTGTACGGATCGAATCCAAACGCTCTGACATCGTACTTCATCTCATCGATGAACTTGTCAAGATCGTCGTAGACATCCATCATGTCGAGAACAGTGGTCCCGACAACTTGAAGTGAGCCTTCTTCGAGGAATTCGTTGTACTTCACCCGGGTAGCGGCCGGCAACTTCATCAGAGTGTTCTCGGTGATGTAACTGCGGGTTTTTACACCAAACTGATCACGGGAAAGCGGAAACAAGAACGTGAATGCACAGAAGTCATCACCCTGAGATAGGTCGGCTCCAACAGAACACGGCATCTCCCAGAACTCATGATGCTTATGCGGGATCGTGTCTTCATACGTGAAGAAGTACGTGTAACCTTCCATGGGGATTCCGAAACGTTTCGCCAGGATGTCGTTGCGAACCGCCGGAACCTTCTCCATGCGTTCGACGTCTCTTTGATACGTTTCGTATGAAACGGTTTTCCCAATGTTGGGGCACGCCTTGACCCACATCTCTGGATCTGCAACTTCTTTGACATCGTCCAACTTGTAATGCCAGATCGATGTATGCGGATCCACGTACTCGCCACGAAGAATGCTCGCAAGTTCCATTTTGACGCTGTCACCAGCGCCGTTCCTGACTGTACCCTCGCTGCTTGTCGCAACGATGATGTAGTCAGGATTCTTGCTCGCACCCTGTTCAAGAGCGCCGATCACATCTTCACGAATGTCACCAGAGAGCCATTCATCGACCGTGGACACCTTCGGTCTGAGTGACTGAAGCTTGTCGATTGTCATTGGTCGGATCTCGATGATCGAGTTCGTCAAGAAGTTCTCAATACCCTTCTTCGTCGACGCAAGTTTCTGCCGCTTGAGTCGATTGCCTGTTGTGTTCTGCAAGGAGCCCTCGGTAAGAAACTGCATCAACGGCCCGCGAGCGCGACTCATGGCAGTACGAATGGGAGAAAGAATCTCTTCGGCCTGCTTCATAGTCGCAGACGTCACAATCTGCTGTGTGGTAGCAGTGTCCATGGTCAATGCATACATCTGAACAAGTGTGTCGTACAACGACTTGGCCGATCCACGCGCTGTGATGATGTACTGCTTGTTCACGAGCGGTTTGAGAATACGCTTGCGCACGTAATGGCCGCCTGGCTTGTCCTCGAACGGCTCGTACACCGTCGTGTCCACGAAATAGTACCAACCGTACAGCTGCTCGCCCCAGACCAAGAACGATTCGAGCAGATGCAAGTCGCTTCCATCAGTAAGAGTCATCTCCGTCTCACAGAAGCGCTTCCATCCCTCTACCTCCGCGGGATCATAGTACACGCCCGGATTGGCTATTAGACTGTCAATACGGTTCATCTCCGCGGCAATCTCCTTGCACACAGGGATCTCGCCATTGATGACCTTTTCACGCCAGATGCCATAGTACTTCGGCGTGGCAGTGTTTGAAAGCCCATCAAGGGCTTCAGACATGTCCATCTGCCATCACGACCATACGGAACTCGTACTCCTTGATCTGGTTCTGCACCGCCTCCATGACGTATTGCGACGTTGGAGGGTCGAACGCGATTCGCACAGACTGGTACACGTACATCTTCACCAAACTGAGCAATCGCTTGTCGCTCGTGAAATCATCCCACACCGCGACCGCGTCCTCAATCGTGTATCCGTCGGCAGGACCGATGCCCATCTGGTGAACAAGCGTCAGCGCATTGTTGATGCACACAATTACATCGGTATCGAACGCTATGTCATCGGGGTCAAGGCCAAGCATGTGCTTGGTGGAGTTGAGAATGCTGTTCTCCATGATCATTACCTCCATGGCGTTGTATCATTTGGCCTTCGCTCCACGATACGCCTCGGTAAGAGATTCTCATCGCCATAATGGATCGCATTGTGCGTTTTGTGAGAGCAACTGATCAGAAAATCGGGGTCCAAGATGTCGGGATCGAAGAATTTGATTTGATGCGGTCGAATCGGGTTCATGTGGTGAATGAGAATACGACCATTGATTTCATATCCTTCAAGACCAAGATCGCAGCCATTGTCGCGAGAAATGACCTCGTCTCGGACTCTTTTCCACTCAGCGGACTGGTAAAACCCTTGGTTCAAATAACGATCGAACCCGAACGTCTCATGTCCAACGCCACCACCGATTCGCAAGTAATTGTACCGATCTTCGATGGTGTCAAGAAGAATAAGGGCTTCATAGCTCTTTATCACTTCTACTGCTCCCATACGACCGCATAGCATCAAGTGCTTGCTTGTACAACTCTTCAACACGCGCCGTAGAAGCCAAGGCTTCCGTCTTAGCCTTCAACAGCTCGTTCTCCTTGGCGAGTTTCTCCTTTTCGAGCCTCTCCCGAGTGGTACCGAGCTTGAGATAGTGCGTGATGACCGCCGAACTGGCAGTTCCTTCAGCCAATTGCTTCTCCGCGAGGTCCACAGCCAGGGCGATCATCTGATTCTCGCGTCCTTCGACAGTGGTTGCCGGTGGACGGCGATGCGTTTTGGATTGCTTCTTGCTCGCCATCTAGCAGTTCACCTCCATTTGGATGTAGTTCCGGTGAGTCTTGAGGGGATACGGTGTAGAAAGGAACCATCGAACTTGTATGAGCTCAACCACGATGCACAAATATACTAGTTGGACGTTAGGAAAGGCACCGTACCCCCACAAGGCCCACCGGCGACCTCCCCACGAATCTCCCCCCGGAGAAAATATGAGGAGGCCGGCGATGAAGGAGGGGGGTAGGTCGAATATGACCCCCCTCGGGCCTTATATCATTTTTTATTTTTTATTTCCATATTTGTCACGAATTGTTTTCAGAACGACGAATCTTCTTGAAATTTTGCGAAGGATCATACATAATAATGTCATTCATCGCATTTTCAATTTCATTTGATTCATCGAACTCTGAAAGTTCGTTCGAACTTGTCGACACACGAGCAAGCAGTGCACAAGTGTTGTAACCTTTGCTTGTGTCGAACTGCAACCAACGATCGAACTCATCGAAAGGATTGTAAGGATTGTCAATCGTTGTCAACATTACTTCATCAGACTCAGACACAACCAATCACATCCTAATTCATAGTCATGCCAAAGCACGATTGATAGTACTTACACTGACGCCCAAAGCATCGGCTATCTCGGCAACCGTGTAGTTGCCAGAAGACTTCATTGACTTAGCTTTTGTGATCTTGGCTCGAGACAATGTCGTCTTGGCATGAGGCATCGAGTACTCCTTGATCTGTTCCAGATCACCATTCTTCATGATCTCGGACAGCATGTTGGAAGAGATGGCCCCGGCCTGGATGGCTTCCCATTCCTTGGGCGTGATGTTGACCGTGCTCTTGCTGGCGCCCACTCTTGCTCTTGCTTCGGCAAGTGCACGACGTTCGATCTTCTTCTGTTCGTCGTGATCCATTCCTGGATTAGCATCAACCTGAAGCTTGACCCGGGCGTTGGCGATCAACTGGGCCTTACGTTCCAGTGGCTTGTTCCGGTATGCGTTGTTGAGTTTGCTCTTCAAAGACTTGTACTCTGAATCGTAGGTCTTCCTGGCAGACCGGGATTGCTTGGGCGGGGTCAAACGGGCGGAGGATACCCGGGCCTTTCTAGCCAGGGTCTTCAGGTAGTTGGCATGGGCGGCGTATACTTCTTCCATGGGGAGGCCGGTGCTCAAAGTCCTGGCATCCCTCACGGTCTCCATTCGATGAAGCTTGTCCTTCTTGTAGACAATCTGACCGGTCTTCTTGTTGACGTAACTCTCCCCGGTTTCCTCGTAAACCTTTTCCCCGGTCCTCTTGTCAATCGGTCCGCCCTTCGCTGCAGACCTGGGCTTGCGCTTGTTGACATAGACGGGAGACTTGGCCCGGGATACAATTGTGGAAGCTCCACCGGATTGGTACTTCTTCTTCAGACCCTTGATGTCGTTGTCCAATTCGGACTTCTTGTAGTCGAGCTCGTGCTTCTCGCTGTCGATGACGACCATCGAATGGCGGACGGCCCTGGCCAACTCAGAAGCAGTGGCACCTTTGAGTGTCATATCGGTGATAAGGTTCGACACCTTACCCATCTCGATCTGCTTCTGCTTGGGGCTGATGACCTTCTTGCGTCCCGACTTGATGTCCGACTGCTTCATCTTGTACTGGGAAGTGGAGAAGTTCTTCAGCCCGGCGAGAGCTGGAGTGGACTTGATCTTACCGTGGTTGTTCGGGACAACCAACACGGTGTCGCCATCGAAGTCAGCACCCGACAGTCGCTCAGCAACCTTGGCATTGATACCGACGGCGTCGTACGCCTTGCCGAGAATGCGCCGACTCTTGGCGTTGCGATTGTTGACAACAACCTCGGGGATCTCGAACGTGCCCGCATGAGGATACCGAATGAGCGCAACCTTCTCCCCATCTCTGAAGTTCGGGGCGTAGATCTCATTCTCCTTGAGATGTTTGAGTGGAAGAATGACCTGCGTTCGCTGTCGAGGCATTGCCGCCGCCTTCATGTAAATGGCAGCTGAATCAGCCTGGTCGGCAAACGATTCCAGAAGCTTCTTCTTGACAACGGGGTTGGTCAAAGAATTGATGGTGTCGTAGTCCTTCTTGTACGCATCACGAGTCTTGCCCAGTTGTTCACGAGCAAGCTTCACACTCTGCTTGGACAAGACCTGAGACGAAAGAGTCTTGGCCCACTGGTCCCAGTCTCCCTCTTCACGAACCTTGTTGACTGCACTCTTGTGCAACTTGCCGTCCTTGCCCTTGAACATCTCGGGAGGGGCGGTGGTGGACTTGAACGGATTGTCAGGATCGTCCTTCATCCTCTTGAGCACAGAATCGTCGCCCTTGCCAAGAACCGGAGTGCCCTTCTTCTTGTTGGTGTTGAACTGGATGTCAACACCCTTCGGAAGGTCCTCACTGTACATGGCCATGCCCTTTAGATAATGGGTGCCATCAACAGCGATACGAACCTGTGCGTAAGAAGAACGACCGAGACTCAGATCCTGAACACCAGGACGAATCTCAATGACGCCGTCCTTCTCGGTTCCACCATCCTCTGCATACACGACATGCAGTCGCTTGGAGGAAATACCTTCCTTGTTCGGCGTGATTTTCACAAAGGTGTGCCCATTGTCAAAAGACTTGGCCCCAGGGATTTCAATCGAATCCCTGTTCTCGAAGCAGTCCTTCTTCGTAGCCCCCTTCGGTGCAAGAACCTTGACGGTCGTCATCTCCCCCGTGCCGAGCTGCTTCACCTTCATGGTGTGCACAGTGTACCCCTCGTCTTCAAGCTTCTTGACAGAAGCGGCAAGACGGGTGTCACTGACGCCGAGAATGGTCTCGGTGCCCTTGCCGATGTCGAGATAACCACCATTGTCCAACTTCTCACGGAGCACGTCGGAAATGTTTGCTGTGGCTTCGGCGCGCTCCTTTGTCTGGGGGGCGAGCAACTTGGTCACGGTCGACATTGAGACACCGAGCTCCTGCGAAATGGCGGACTTGGACCAGCCCTTCTCCTTGAGAGCCATTGCTCGATCAGAATTCAAAGAGCGGAGATTGTTCTTCTCGACAGACTTCCTGGCTCGAAGATCACGAATACTCATCCCGAGTGCTTCCGCGATCTCGCTCTCACTCATGCCGGACTTGTGCATGGTGTTCACTGCACCGAGAAATCCACCGCCATGTTGGTACGGATCCTCGCCAGAACCCCAAGGATAACGACCAGAACGACGGGGAGTTCCATAGTGGAAGAGTTCGTCTTCGGAAATGATGTACATCATTCACCCTTTGCGTTCTCAATCAGACGATCGAAATGAACAATAAGATCCATGAGATGCGTGACATCGTCTGGGTCGGGCTGCTCGATTGCAACAGCATCATTCTGATAAATTCGAAACTCCATGTCAATCTCCGCAGGCTTGACCTTGTACTCCAAGCAGAACAGACTCGCATAGATGTAAAGCTGTTTCATGCTTACGCGTCCGGTACCGGTCTTCAAATCGTGAACGCGCAACAAGCCCTTACGATACGCGATGGCGTCAGCGGTGCCGAAACAGTTCACAGAATAAACAAGAGGCTGCTCGGGGGTCATCTTGAAGCCGATGGCGTCATTGACATATGCATTGATGGTCTTGTCGTTGCGCGGCAACTTGATACCGAGGGAAATCGCCTTCGCCGCGAAAGCGTGGAGCTCCGTCCCTTTTGCTGCGGCTTGCGCAGTGCGAAATGTGGCGAGAAGCTTCTCGTCATCGTAGTTGACCCAATGATACTTGGATGCACTTAGAAATGCGTGTTCACCCACGAACGCCGAATGTTCGTTCCAGTTCATCCAGAACCACTTCTTCCGTCTCTGGAGAAATGAACGAAGCATAGCTCATCTCACCAAGCGTGCGAATGTAATAATCTTGATTGGGACGACGCGGCGCATCGACTGAACGCTTGCATTCCAGGCAGGCCCACCGGTCTTTATACAAAACAAGAAGATCAGGGAATCCTTGCTTGTAGTTGGCGTCGTTCTTCATAATTACACAACCGGGAAACCGGATCTTGAGCTTGACAAGGAGCTGGCATTGGAATTCAGATTCCTTCATAGCTCTCCTACAGGCCAAAAATAAGTTGAGGTGTGAGGAAACACGATCTTTTGAGATCGAATTCGATCATATGATGAGATATAATCTGAGTCTCCTCATTAGATAACGTGTGAAAAGCAAAGAACCCCTAGTCAAACGCATGTTTTCGACCTCGTATGTCAGAAAAAACTTACAAGACTACTCGTCTTGTGAGTTTGTAGATGTCAGATTCGGTCCAGTTTCAAATTGGTTGTCGTGTTGTCGATCTCGTAGTCATCCCCCATCTTTTCGCAGGCCTTCTTGAGCATGGAATCGACGAAAACGATTCGACGCCTGGTCTTCTTAGAAATGTTCCTCTTGATGTAGAAGTACTTTCCATCATACCAGGTGTTCTCGTTCCAGTCGGCCACGAATGACTTTGGCATGCACAGAATGAGGTTGGATTTGTTGAGACGAACATCGACAATGTTCTTGAACATGACGTTTCCTTTCTCTCGTTAGATAACATGTGAAAAGCAAAGAACCCTTAGTCAAACGCTGTGACTAGGGGTTTTGCGTGCCCACTTTTGTGCCCGAATGCGTGTCCACGGTCTGACTAGGGGTTTTACTTGAGCAAAAAGTCGACATTTTGGTAAAACCCCTTGTCAGAGGCTTATGCCCAATTTTGCCCAAAACATACCCAAAACCTTTATATATATATTACTTTTTATATAAAGTTTTTAAAGAGAAAATTGGGAATTGGGCAGAAAAGGGGTAAAACCCCTAGTCGCACTGTAAATGAACCATGCCCAATTTTTGGGCAAAAGTGGGCAAAAGTGGGCAAAAGTGGGCAAAAGTGGGCAAAAACTAACAGGCCGTGTGGACCTGTTAGTTCTCTTAGAGCTTAAACAAGCGACTCCCGATCGGCGTAGACAACGTGTTCCAGGAAGTTCCGCCGGAGCGGCCCTTCCATGAGCTTGGCGATGTCGTGGGAAGCGTCCATCAACTTCCAGTCGTCGCCGACGTTCGGACGGTACTGTACGACCTTCAGTTTGCCCACTGGGCCGCGCCTAATGCGCATCTTGTGATCTTCGATCTCGTCGACCACAATGTGATCCTTTTCCAAGGACCCGTTCTCGAAGGTGCTCACTCGCCAGGAATCAGGTTTGGTCATGTTGATGTACAGCACACCACCCGGGAGGTTCACCCCGAGATGGGTGTCGGTGTAGTAGTCGATATCAAGGTCGTTCTCCTTGGCCCAGGCGATCAGCGTCTCGACCCAGGACCGAATGTTGGTGTACATGATTTTGTTCCTTTCTTTTGTCATGAATGAATTACACCGGGGTTCCGATCATCGTGATGATTGAATAGGTACCAGTGAGTGCGAACACACTCATGAACAGCACCATGCACAGCACAAGACTGTCACCCCACGCAAAGGGCTTGCTGAAGAAGCTTTTCACTAGGGCGATCATACTAGCGAGCGTGGTCCCGAAAAATGCAACGAAGAACATCCCGCACATGAACATTGCGAGTGCATTGAAGATCATTTAAAAGCCTTTCTGTACCAAGAAGTTTCATTGAATTTCTTCTTATTCTTGAGCGCCCGCGACACAGCGAGCTCATACTTCGCGTTGGATCGGATGAAGTAGTACCACAAATCCTTGTACGGGGTGTTGACTCTGTCAATACGCCCCATGGCCTGCTCCGTCTGGCGATATGAATAGGACTGACTGAAGAACACAACAGTGTCTGTTTCGGTGCAGTTCCATCCTTCGGAACCAGCATTGTACTGGACCAAGTAGTACCAGGAGTCCGTATTTGGAATGGGCTCGTGTTTGTGTCCGTTGTATTCCGCCACAGCGCCCTTTAGAACGGCCAGAGACCGTTTCAGAGCGTCCAACTCGAAGTCGTAGTTGTAGAATATGATGGACTTCGGATGATGGTCCAGAATGCCGTACAGAGCATCTATCCGGGACGGATCAAGATATATGATCCGCCTTAGAACTGAGAAGTACTCGCTGACCTGTTCAATCGGCTTGTCTTCAAGATTGTTCCATCTTGAGATATTCAGCAGTTTGACTTCGAATTTGTCATACTCGCAGGGGACATACGTCGTATGCCGAATCGTGCCGCGTTGTACAATCAAATTCACCAATATCTGATCTCGGAAACGTTCCAGTTTCTTCGTTCCGATGTATCGTTCGATCTGGGGGTACTTCGTGAAACGATTGAACACGCAATACTCGCGTTCGAAGTCGGTCTTGTTCTTGATGAATCCGTTGGCCTTGAAAACCGGCACATAGTCAGACCAAGTGTCCGCTGGCGTGGCGGTCAACAAGATCCAAGTGTTGTTCTTCACAATCTTGTAAAACGACTTGACCCATTGTCCATTCCCGACAAGATGCTGCTCATCGAAAATGAAGAAGCCTCCAACGGTGTCGACGTACTTCTTGATGTTGTTCCAGCTATCAATCGTCACCGTAATTCGGCACGGCTCGTGCTTGCTGATGGCGAACTTCGCCAGTTCCTGTTCCCATTCCAGAGAATCGCGCTTCTTCGCGGTTGTGATGATGAACAGAGGGGCGGGCTTGTGGTTCTCCAAGTAGTACACGATGGCCGTGATACTCTTGCCACTGCCCACCCCTCCGTTCAATATACAACCATCGCGAAGATTGTCAACCGCTGTTCTCTGTTGTGGCAGAAGCGTCGGGGGCAACCTTCTTTACCCTCCTCATAAGATTCTTGACGAACACGCTGTCCTTCCGGCAACTAAACACGACGCAGTCATTCATGGAAACTCGTGCCGTGAACCTGACAATGGACGGATCGTCAATACTCGTGCCCCACGAGTAGTTATCGGAGCCTACGGTTGAGGCCAGTTTCTCAGCGATTTTCTCACATACTATCGTATATGCGTCATGATCATTCATGTCAGCACATCTTATTCTGATACTTGTTGAAGTGCACCAGCGAATAAGGGGTTGCATACTTCGTGATCGCAGATCCATCCCTGTTGTACAGCACGAATCGGTACATTGGATTCGACCCTGTCGGCTCATCTACCAGGCAGAATTCAGCCTCGTAGATGTCGACGAGAAAATCCTTGTACTCGTTGATGTGCTCCGAGGTCACTGTTTCATGCATCATACTTCTCCGCGAAGACGTCCTGATCGATGGTGACGTACATGGACTTCACGTACGCCTTGACGCCCCGATTGCCGTTGACCTCCCACGTGTAGGGGCGGATCACGAGATCAACGTTCTGGATGTCGGCCCAGTCGAGCATGTCGACAGTGTTCTCATCGAGATACGTCTTGTTGTCGCCTGAGATCAGAACGATCTTCGGAGGATAGCTGTTGAATGCGACGGCTACCTGGAGATACGGCGTCTCATCGTCGTTCTCTTCCTTCGGTCGAAGTCGCTTCACATTCCAACCATCTTCGAGCAGGCGCCCGGCCATGTCATCGTCCGGGATGACAACGCAGAAGTTCCTACGTCCTGCGAGGTTGAACCGGCTCTCCTGGCCACTGAAGTTGCGGAAGAGAATATGCGCATTCTCGATTGCGATGTTGTTGGGCATTGTTGTTCCTTTCATACGTTTATTGCAGCGAGGAAGCGTTCGGCATTGTCCTTGTCGAACCGCGCCGACTCAAGACTCATTCGCATTAGATGCAAGTTCTGATTCGTTTCGTCGTCTCGCTCCTGTTGGCTGTCCTGTTCGATACGTTCATTCAACATGCGCACACGAGTGTCGATCTCAGTGAGCCGCTCCTCCATGGCTCGACGAGCCCCGCAGTTGATGAGAAATTCCCTTTGCTTTCGTGAGAAAAGATACTGCTCCGGGATTCCCACAGCGACGAGAATCGAGATGATGGTGTTGAGCAGTCGCTCAATGGAGACGAACTCGTCGCCGGCCCTGATATACAGGATGGAGGTCTTGAGTTCGTTTCGTGTGAATCGCACGCAGATGTCGTTGTGACAGTATATCCATCGATTGTCAACATATTGCAGCTTGCACCACTCAACACGATCACCATTGCTGTCGGTGACTGGTTGCGCTCGGTCACGGATGCGCCAGTTGATCTCATACTGAGTGGCGCAATATCCTGCTATTGACTTCTTGATGTCACGAAGAGCGATGAGCATCAGTGTCGCGTCTTCTTCGATGTTTCGACTGAAAGACTTGATCTCGACTCGGTCAATATAGCTCGCGCGTGAGTAAATCATTTCTGTTCCTGTTCTGCGAAGAGCATGGCATACTTCACGGCAAGCATGTCATTGATTCTGGATTGGTATTCACTCTTCTCCAGTATGAGACGCTGAAGGTCATAGTCGGGTGTGGTTGGGTCGTCCAGATGTCTTACATCTTCGCCGATTGGGAGGATGTCGACGTTGCCAAATTCTTTTGAGAGTTCCATGGTTTCCTTTCTACAAAAAAAGCAAAAGGAAGAGCCGCGGCGATATTGGCAAGCACGGCTCAACCTTTGTTATTGAGTTGTAGTCAGACGAGCACGAATGCGTCGCCGATCTTGAGGTTCTCGAAGACGGTCTTCTGCTCAGCAGAGTCAAGCATCTGGAAGATGTTGTTGAGCTCATGGAAGAACATTTCGATTTCCTTGCGGGTGCAAGGAATGTCAATGTTCCTGTTTTTGAGCGCCTGAACATTCAGCCAGTGCATGTACTGCGGGGTGCAGTTGAAAGTCTTGTCGGTACCGTTGATTCGGAAGTCGTATCGGTGCATGATGAGTCCTTTCTCTCATAAGAGAACGTGCAAAAATCGTCACGCAACGAACTCGTCAAAACTACCGTACTTCTCAATCGTGCTCTTGGCTTCCGACGCTTTGTCGTACCAGAAGCTCATGTCGACGTCGTCCTCGTTCTGCACTGCTTCGGCTTCGGCCCAGAGATGACCCTTGGTGTCAGACAGTGCGTAGAACTTGTCGCCATCATGCCGCAACAGTTCCCCGCCGTTCTTTACGGGACAGAACGAACCGACACGACCGACGAAATGATCGCCGTCTTTCTTTCGGATTATGATTTCGCCCTTGCTCACGCTCTTGGTGATGCAGAGGTCCTCGATTTTGATGTCCTCCTTACTGAACAGTGTCTTGAACACATATGGGACTTGAAATTGAAGTCCAGTAGCGTGCCATCCATCAGAATCGTGAGCAATGTAAACTGCGTCATTGACGAGACACATCCTGTCATAAGTCGCCTCATGCTCGAACGTGTACCCGTACTTCTTCCCGGCATCCATGACGAACTCGATGATTTCAGGTGTTGCATCAGGGATCTTGATCGAGTCTGTCTTGATGTGAGCCACGGTGAACCCACGCTCTTGGACCTGGTGCTTCAGCCAGACCATGAACAGCGCACCGCGCTTTGCTACGATGTTGTCCTTGTTGTTCTGGCCGGAGTTCCCATTCGCTCTGTTGCCGAATTTGGCAGCGGTCAGACCATACATGGAGTTGATCGGGATCTTCAGCGATGTACTGAGGATCTTCTGCTCGGCAGGATTATCACTCACATATGGTGCGAGCTTGCCATCGTACATGGTCTTGAGCTTGTCGAGCTCTCCATGCTTAATAGCGATACGGGCTTGCACCAGGTCGAAATACTTGTTCGTGTACTCATCGCCCCACAGGTTGAGTGCCTTGATCGAATGGGGATGCATGGATGCAACGTCAAGAAGAGCGACATTCTTGTAGATGCCGGGTTCCGAATAAACGTACCCCCCTTCTCCGACTTCCTCACCCATGTATGTTGACTTGCCGAATTTGTATTCGTAACCGGGGAACTCCTTGGACAAGTCCGTCCAAATGAACTTCGGGTTCCTGTCGTTCCCGAAAACCATCTGCTGTGTGATGGAATTCGTGGTCGTGTTCGGCGTCATGCCAACGATATTCGCAAGCATGCACCGTGCCTTCCAGTCCTCCTGCCGTGCGTTGAAGACGGCTTGAGTCGCCTTCACATCGTTGCAACAGTACTCGATGACCTTCGGCCACAGTTCCTCAGGACATGGCTCATCCCAAGGGATGCCCATCTCTTGGTGGTGAATGCCGAGTTCGATTTCCCACTTCTTGAGGCTCTGTTTCTTGGAGCAGAAATCGTACACATCGGTGTACGACAAATTGTACGCCTCACGGAACATGGCGGTTCGGTCACCGGAAACAATCTTCTGTGACAACTTGAAGAGCTGCTCGTTCGAGTAGCCCATCATCGCTGCGTATAGAATATGATTGTCGTAGCGCCTGTTGTTGAACCCGATCAAGCGATTGTTGATCAGATTTTCAACCTCAGTCGGCTTCGGGTTGACCATCGAAGCACAATCGCCGTCGGTGGTCTTGTAGCAGATCACGAACAGATTGGGATACACCTCAACGTCATAGAACACAATCGGTTCATTGTCATTGAACGGTGTGTCCGGCGTTTCCTCATCACCGGACCGGAAATGCATCTTCGACACCTGCTGCAGGCAGTACTCGGAATGATGAGTACTCCGCATGGCGAATGCCAGAACATGCCCTCGCATGTCGTTCAGGTCGTACGGCTTGCCGGACTTGTACGCTTCATCAAGAATGTGCTTGATGAAATCGATACTGGGCTTCGTGCCCGGATGGACTTCCTTTCGAAGATTCTTCTCGATGAGTTTGCGAAGACCAGCTTCACCGGTGAATGTTTGGGTGTTGATCACTTTCTTTCCCTTGATCGGCAAACCCGATGAAATATGCGCTACTGAATCGTTATTAACTAACCTTCGTTTACGACGCAGAGACGACTTTCCGGACCAAGTCTTGACCTCGATTCCGGGCGAATACACGCTGGCCAACTCGGTCGGATTGCCGTCATAGATGTAGTGCAAATGTAATCCATTGCCTGAGCGACTGATCTCACAGTATGTGCGGGGCCACTGCTCAGCCGCATCGATGTTCGCCTCAAGGCTTTTCTCTCCTTGGTCGTTCTTCAGATCAAAATCAATGACAATATGGTTGACCGGTGGTCTGACGAAATGCTCCTGGCTGGTGTCGAGGTCCTTCAGTTTTGTCGTGACTGAATCCCACGGCTGGACAGGGATTCCGTCGTCAGACGCGTACTGCGCAGGACAATCCTTGTACAACACGTCAAGCTTCGACGGTTGGTCCTTGAGATCAATCCATCGTTGCTCGTCTCTGTCATCGATTTTCTTCGCACCGAAAATGAGCTCACTCTTGAACTCGCTGTACCAACTCCTGACTCTCTCGTCATTTACAATGGCTCGTTCTTCGAACTTGCCGAAATACTCCTTCAAGTCTTCCTTGAAGGCATACATCGGCAATATGTGCACGATCTGCGAATCAGCGCAGTATTGCTTGTATTGCATATAAGCGGAACGAAGACTGATCCCGTCGTCATGCATGATCTGTCCGGAAATCTCGTCAACGAAGTTGAACACGACGTCCGTACGAAACATCATCTGAACAGGAACGTAGTCGTCGTAGTAGTGCTTACCCAGCTTCTTGAAAATGTCCAGGCAGTACTTCGCGATGGCGCCGTACTCCGTTGCGATGTCTCGCATGAGACGCTGGTATACTGTAGGACTGAACGTCTCACCCGTTGGCGAGATGTCGATCAGTCGGCGAATCAGGCCGGACTTCGCGTCACTGATCTTCACCGGTGTGTTCGTACCGATCATGAGAAATGCATTCGGTCGCATGTAGTACTGCGGCTTGTACTTCTCATTGATCGGAATCGTCTCGTGGGAAACGATCGAGTTCAACTTTGTGTTGTCATCGATCCTAGACAGATCACCGTCGTGTTGAATGGCAACGAGTGGATTCGTACGAAACGGCTCCAGCGCGAACTGATTCGAACTGTTGCCGAGTGCTCTCGCGTCGAACGGAGAGCAGTACCCGTCGAACATGCTTTGCACGATGTTGAGCACCGTCGACTTTCCTGCACCGCTCTTGCCATACAACACGACGAACTTCTGCAGATATCTGGAATCACCGGAAACTATTGCTCCGATGGACCACAGCAACTTCTCCTTCTCCGCGGGCTCGTAGAGCTTGTCGAGGAGTTCGTCGAATGCCGAATGGTCACCGTCAACCAGTGAATACGGAAGAACGTGCGAAGCATAATCCGTTCGCTCGATCTTCTCGTTGGCGAACATGATGCGTCCATCAAGTTCCACCGCCGAGTCGTTGAGCTTGGACAAGAACTCACGGTACTCCTTCCAAGACTTGGTGGAGTAGTCCGTCATGGAGAGCACCTTCGGGTGCAGCTCCTTCAGTTCATCAGCTTTCGCATACAGTTCACGGTCAACAAGACGAGCGACGTCATACTCGTCCGTTGACCACAAACCACGTTCCTCGTCCCAGATTGCATAGAAGGCTCGTGCACGGACCATCAGATCCTTCGAACGGCCTACACGGAAGGCGGGAGCGATCTCAACTCCATGCTTGGTCTCCCGTACTTGGACCTTGAAGAAATCCATGGCCCATCTCCTTACCAAATATCAGCAATCATTCCGTCCATGACGTAATCGTTCATCTGCTTCCAAAGCGACATCTTCTTCTGGTTTCCGAAATATTCTTGCGTCGGGAACCACCCACGTTCGCCGTTCGAACCGATGTCACGGTCCAGAACACGTTCCACCTCGTGCTCGACACGGGTTGTCCATGTCGGAAGCTTCTCCGTGTGGTCATCCGAGTACCAACCAAGGTCCGCGTTGGAGATGCACTCCTCAAGCAAATCCTTGATTGAATACTCTTCGTCGAGCATGAGGCTCATACGATTAAGCAGAGCAACAAGGACGAGCAACACTGACGGCGGCTCGTCCACGTGCTCGTCAAGCGTCTCCTCACGAAAATAGATCGCGTCATCGATTCGGTTGTTGTCGTCTCGAATGTCTGAATGAAAGGGGATCTCATTGAGTTTTCCACAGAGATCCCTGTACCCATCGGGGGCATAGAGATCGACGAGAATATCACTCATCTTCGACCTCGTCTTCCTCGTCCTCATCGCCCTCCGGATAGCCGTGCGCTTCACGCATGTAATCTGCGATCGGCTCCCTGATGATATCCATGGAGAAACGCAAACCCTTCTTGTGGTTGATGCAGAATCCACGATCACCGTTCTCCTTGGTGACTTCGCACAGATCGCCGATCAGGCTTTCGACGAAGTCAGTGATTGGAAGATCATTTTCATCAAGAATCATGTCGTCATTGATGAACCAGGAAAGATTCATGCCGGGGAGGTCATCGTGTGCAAAGTACGTCTCCTCGTCAGGATAAGTCCATCCGGGCTCATCGGTCGCGGCCTCCACCTTGCGGTTGATTTTCTTGACCGGACGAGGGCTGTTCTTCTCGTCCATCATGGCCTGCGCGTCAGTAACCGCCTTGGCCAGATCGATCACGTCGTCAACCGGCTTGTGCGCAACAATCTCCTCGTCATGCTCGGGCTCCGAATTTTCGATGCTATCGACGGGGTTCAGAGCTTCCTCGTCGAGGTCATCTGCGACATGAAGCGCCTTGATCTTGTCCCTCGTGAAACCGAGAGCGATACCAACAGCGACACCCGCTGCGGCAGCGATGATATTCTTGTTCATTTCAGTTCCTTTCAGATGAGATTGTAGATGACGCCGTCGACATTGAAGTCGAGCTTCCAAGCGCCAGCGATGAAATTGGGATCCTCAGGAAAGTTCCTGGGGTCGGAGAGGTTGAAGTCGACGAAGCCATCGCCGTTGTCCGGGCACTTGACCCAGCCAACCAGAGCGCCTTCTGGAGAGCGAGGGAGGTCCAGCATGTCGTAGACCTCGTTGAGGAAGACGTGTCCCCTCGTCCTGAGAAGATCGTTCGCCATGTTCTGCTGCGTCTTGAGGAAGAGCAGTTGATAATCCCTACTGGGTTCCCAGTTCCTGGACGAACTGTCGAACGTCCGAGAATATGGGCTGTTGAACAAATCCTTCTTGAGAACAACATTCTTGATACTGTTCCCCTCGGCGGTTTCTGGCACGTTGACCGTATTGTCATTGCCAACGGCCTTTTGCTCAACCCTTGCCGCTTCATTTCGCTTGTTCCAAGCCGCTTGTAGTGCGTTGAGCGCAGAGGACAGCGCAGCGGTCCTACCGAGCATGATGCTGTGACCCTTGCAGATGCAGCCGATGCCGACAGCCATCATGGCAAGCGACGGGCCATACGTCTTGATGAACAGACCGGCGGTCTGCGCGTAAGAAATGGCAAGATCCTTCCTATAGTCCTCTTCGGTGTACTTCTCGCCCATACGCTTCTCATAGACATCCGGGTTGTCGTGGCAAAGGTTGACGGCATCGATCATCTTATGATGATTGTCGACAACCTCATTGTGGTGCTTGAGTCCCTGACGGACGGCAAGAACAGCGCTGCCCACGACAGCGACGCAGCCAATAGCCGTGAGAATCGTCGGAGACGAATCCTCGATGTGCAGTTTTGCGTGCTCAAACTTCTCGCGGAAGCTCATTTTATCATTCCTTTCTTTGAAAGTCTGTAGAATATGGCGATCACTTGATCGTCACTCATTTGCTGGACTCTCTTGGCCCAGCGAGGGCCCGGATAACACTCGGCCACCCGGACCCTCATCTGGTTGACATTCATCGATCGTTAACCGCCACCGGTCGCGGAAGATCAAGAATGTATCCCTCACGAATACGCCGCGGCGATGCACCTCCGATGGAGTACCAACCCCATTCGGCGTCAGTGTACGAGCTGGTGACTCCTGCAAGATCATACAGATCGGCCACTGTCGCAACATCGTACTGAGAGATGAGATCTGCCAATGAATCAAGAATTCGATCGGCTTCGTCTCGGTTGGCAAGGACGATTTCATCGAAATCATGTGTAGCCCTTGCTCGCTGAGAATATGACTCCCTCGGCTTATTGTAGAAACTGTTGTAACTGACGAATGACCGATTATCGCGAACGTTCTTGTTACGATTCGGCCTACTGTCGCCGAACAACAGTCTCTGAATGGACTCCGATACAACGTCTGAAATTGTATTCTTCGCTGCGGGGAGCAGGACATCCATCAAGATGTACTCGGCAACAGAACGTCCATCTTCCACGATGATCGATCGCTTGAGCTTCTTTCCCGCGGATTCCTTACGCTTCTGGCCCTTAGCAACAGCTTCGACCTTCGGCCTGTTGTTTTCCGAGTAATTCCCGCCTTTCTCGGGCATGATGGAATTATTTGGAAGATTGACAGTTGCCATTCGTTGACCTCACTTCTTTTCCATGGCCAGAGGGTGCTTCCCCCCGTCGACCTTCTCGACGCCAGCGATCTGCTGAATTCGATCTTGCGGAATGAGCTGCTCGATGAAATTACTCGCGTAGGCGGTGTCCTGCATCATCTTCATCAAGAAGGACTCGTATCCTCGAGACTGCTTGAAGTCGTTGAGGACCTCCTCATTCTTGATAAATCTCTTTCCATCATCGGATTTGATCCCGACGCTCTTGAAAATGAGTGTTTGAATGATCTGAAAGATCTCACCGACCTTACGGCTGTTGGAAAGACGCTCAAGAGTCGACTGGATGTCGCCGGCGGAGCTGAAGGACAGCTCGAGCATCTCGGGGACGGTCAGGTCGAAGTAGTACTTCTCGGTCTGCTCATCGCCGTTGTAGTCGATGTAAGTAATTTCACGGGTAATCATTGTTGGATCTCCTGGAACTTGTTTGTGATAATCTGAGGGTATTCGCTGTAATAACGCTGATAGAAATTGATCATCAGCGCAATGTCATGCTGATCTGCATGATCTCGTCTTGCGAACTCTGTTTCATTGTCTCCTCGGCAAATCGCTCGCAGCTTGCGAACGTCGCGGGGAACGACCATCATGGCAACCTGCCATGGCTTGAACAGCTTGGCGGCCCCAAGAGGATCAATGATGATGAGGCGCTTCTTCTTGCTCAGATCGATGTCTTCTGGACGAATACCGTACTTCCAGATTCCTTCGGTCGTGTCGTATTCACGGACATTGATCAACTTGCCTTGTTTTGCGAGATAGTCGAAGTTGCAGTCGTCCATGAACACATAGCTTTCGCCATTGGTTTCGCCAGAACGAATGGGGCGAGTCGTGCAAGTGACGACGCGCTCCCACCCATGCTCTGTGCAAAGCCGGTTGGCGAACCAATTCTTGCCGCTGCACGTAGCACCAACGATTGCCAGCATCAGTACCCCTTGTAATAATCCGGCTTCGGTACCGTGTCGTATTTGATGACAAGACACGGCTCTTCTTCTGTCGTCAGGCATGATGTAAACCTGATGTCGAGCAGACGATCGGCGTTCCAACCGATGTCGTCACCAAGACCAATCGGATCAAGCCCGAGAAGTCCGTAGAACACGTTCAAACTGATCCAGTCCTCCTGAAGGAGCCTGGCGTTCAACGCGTTCTGCGCCTGACGGATCTTCTCAGCGTCGATCCTGAAATATCGTCCTGACAGATCATCCATGGTAAGAGGCTGAGGCCCGTTTATAATCACAGCGTTGTTGGAAGATGCCACTTTCTGCTCAGAGAGGGCATCATCAATCGTGCGCTCCCCCTTCTCGCCGAGGGTCTTCTTCACCTGGCCCTTGTATTCTTGGAACGTACTGTCCAAGATGGAATATGCCTGCATCAGATTTGCTCCACGTTTCAGAGCAACATGATTGCCGCAGAACAACGTGGAAATGGTCGCCACAGCGCAGATCGCTGTCGGAAGATAGATCTTCCAAGTGATCTTGACCTTCTCAAAAGCTGTCGCATTCGTCTGGTTGTCCGTGTCATAGTCGCAGATCGCAGCACGAGCTCGCGGGCCTGCCTTGGCGGCGAGAACCGCGGTGCACACAACGCCGATCGAACCAGTTGCTGTGAGAATCAGCGGAGCATGATTGTTCGTGAACTTGTTGACCGACTGAATGATGTTGCTAGTCTTGGTGTTCATTGAGTCACACATTCGTAGGATAGTTGATGCCATGGATGCTGTTTGGACATGGTCCTCCGTAACGGTCAAAGGATACAAAATATCCGAAATCCTTGCCCGGCGACAAGCCATCGATGGTGATCATGGTGTCAATTAAGGTTTGGTATTGATCAGACAGTGCTCTCATTGGGAAGTACTCGATTTGGTTTTTTGACTCGGTTTCAAAACCGTGCTTGGGCGTGTACATTATATTTTGTTCTTTCTGTGTTGAATAGAAAAGGATACAAACCGTGTTGGGGTTTGTATCCTTTGAGGTTCACTCCGTCTGATCGAGGTTGGTATCCTTCTTCAGCATCTTCTCCGCCACCTTTCGGTTAACGACATCCTCGAGCTTGCGCGTGAGCTTCTTCGCGCCACACCAGACGCCAACGCCAGCGACCATTCCGATCGCCGCGACTGCGAGAGTGTACGCGACAGAATTCTCTTCGTCAGGAGTCTCGATGATATCGTCAGCTTCGACTTCGGGGATTTCGATGTCGTCAGGCATAATAGTTCCTTTCGTTGGTGAGTTCTTCTCATAAGAGAACGTGCAAAAAGCACAAGCCGGTTAAGACTTGTGCTGTTGTTTTAAGTCAGGATGCCCAGACACATCCCAAGCATCAACAATGCGATCGCCAACAGTGAATATGTCAGCACAGCGATGAGTTGAATGGTCTTGTGTTTGTCTTGCATGGTTTCTCCTTTCTCATAAGAAGGCGTGTAAATCAAGAAACGTACTTGAGCCGTTCTGGCGCCATGCGTTTCTTGTCCGCTTTCGTTACAAATGGAGTGAGGTGACGGTCCAAAATATGAATTCCGTAGCAGTACCAATCACCTGGAACGATGAATAAAAAATATGCATCGGTATCATAGTTCCGTTCAGCCCACAAATCCAAAGACTGCTGATCTTCAACATCTAATCCATGCTTCGCCATGATTACTCCAACAACAAAAGCTACAGGCCGTGTCAGGGTCTGTAGCTTTGATGTTACTCCTTGTTCTTGATGTCCTTTGCGAGCGAATCAAGCATAACGGCCAGGACGACGACTGCCAGGACGAGCGTGATTGGTGCCACGGTAATTACGGACACGCAGATCACAAACAGGTCCACAAGGCAGACGAGAATCTTGGCGACGAACATGATTGCGTAAAACATAGTATCTCCTTATGTAGAAGTATTCTCATAAGAAGACGTGCAAAAAGCACAAGCCGGTTAAGACTTGTGCTGTTGTATCACATCCTTTCGGATTTCTTGTTATCATCGTCTGAGAGTGCGACCAGCAGCATGATCGTCGTGACGGCCAGCAAAATCATCAATGGGTTTCCGTGGATCAGTGATGCCACAGAAACACCAAGGATGAAAGCGGCGAACACAACTGCGCTAATGGCTTTGCAGACGCGCTTGAACATTCTTTCTCCTAAAAGTAGTGTTTCTCATAAGAGAATGTGCAAAAAGTAATGTGCAGTGTGAATTGCACAACACATTACTCTGTAGACTATATTGGTTAGTTCTTCGGAACGAATCCGAACGCTTTTGACGTAATTGAGTCCTTCTCTTCATAAATTAGAATAGTCAGAATCGGAACGACGGTACCGATAATCGGCATGACGTAGTCCTTCCAGTTCTTTCGCGGCGAATAGCAATATGCCTTCGCCTCCATAAGAACCTTGAGCTCGTCGGCTGTTTTTCGGGTTTCTTCGGTCCCCGGTTCATAATCATCCATTTTTTGAAGATGATCCTCAATCACATGGTCGAAGTGCTCGGAGAGATTATCCTTCATGATGAGTCCTTTCTAGTCTCTCATTAAGAGCTGTGTGAAAGATAAACCGAGAGATCGACGTGCGACTTCTTCCGAAGTTCCGAAATATCCTTGTCCAGCACAAGATACACTTCATCGGCATCGTTCACGATCAATGAACCATATTTTGCTTCGTTGGACGGCGAATCAATGGACACGAACAACACAAGTAGGCACAGCAGTACAACAACACCGCAAATCGTCTGCATCACATTCGCGAAGTCGAAGTCGATGACGTCAGTGACGATGCTAATGACAATGAGTGCGATGCATACTGCACACAACAGCATTTTGTTACGTGTGTTCATTATTGTTCACCTTTTTTACTCGATGTTCTCGTCGACTGTTGTTGGTTTTCAACGGAAGTTTCTTCACTTCGTCTGAAATGCGCTCCGCGATACCATTTCCACCATATTTCGTATAAGGATCGTACAGATACTTCATGAAATCCTCATATTCATCGTACGTGATCCAACCACGAGCGATGAACCCCTCCCCGATATAAATGATGCGATCGTGCGCGAGGCCGATAAGCAACTTCTTCTCTGTTGAATTCCGGTCGAGCTTCTTTTGAATTATCGCCCAGAAGCCGTTACTTGCGAGTACTGTCACGAACACGGTGACCAGTACGTCTACCCACGCTGGGCCACCAAAGAGATGCATCAGCCAGTAATCCCCATGATCGGGCGAATACCAAGAGCGGTGTTTGCGGGGAGACAGTCAGCCATACCATTCTTGCACACGCAGAAATGATCCCACTTGGCAAGCGTGTTGAGCCACCAACCATTGTCGACCTGCCCATCGCCAGACGCCATTCGGAACCTCGGGGCAAGACGGAACAGCGCGAGCTGAGTCATGTCGGTAGTGTGGTTCCAGGCAAACGCCGAGTTCTGGTTCGATGCACCAGCCGGCTTGCCGTTCTGGATTTCGAACACCGGGGAACCGTAGACCATCCGCTCGGACATCAACTCACAAGTACAAACGTCGAGCCAACTCGTGGCGGTTGCCATGCCGCTATCTGTTTGTGACGAGAATGGACGAGGCGCATTGAGCAGTGAACCACCGCCGAAGAAATTGTTCACCTGCGACACGATGCCCGCGAATTTGGTACGGATGTTCGCGCCAATGTAGCCACCAGCATTCGTAGCGGAGGTGTTCATGACGGAAGTCCCCATGGGAAGTCGAGGAATAATGTTCACGTGGTGCGTCTTGACAAGAGTCGCACCGTTCCTACCGATTCCATACCAATAATCCATGTCGGTGATGATCCAGTCGGTTCCACCGTCGGTCCAGTAGTCACCGATGTAGAGATTGTCGAATGTTCCAGTACGAATGGCATTCTTCTGGTCAGAGGTGAACACTTTGCCGAGATTCTGTCCACGGTAAATGTTCCTGTGGAAATACGCGTTCTGCGCGAAAGTGTCAGCCAGTCGTCCGAAAGCCTGGGTCATGCTGAGCTTGCGAGTACCAGACGCGCCATCGACAGCGACAGCATCGGTTTGTGCTAGAGTGGTTGCCTCAGTGAGCTCTGTGATTCGAGTCATTGTGAAATCCTTTATGAGTTGTTTGCGAACTTAGTTACGGCAGTGATCTTGATACCAGCACTCGTGGTGAAATCGACAAGATTGTTACCACTGTAGAATTGAACCGTGTTCTCGACGGCGCCGGTGGTCACAAACTTGTTGAGTTGATTTGTGAGCGCTGTGATCTGGTTTTGCAGATTTGCGGCCTGGTTGGAGTTCAGCTGGTTCTTCAACGTGAGGAACCACGTGTTGAATGATGCCTCGAAATTGGATTCGGCTTCATTTGCCTTGGTCTGAGCGTTGCCCACAATGTCTTTCATCAAAGAATCGTACGAAGCGTCCCACTTGCCGCGAATGTCGTCAACGGTAACCGTTTGAACAGGCGCTGTCACGTACGGGCACCATGACGTTCCAACGAGATTCGTAATGTTCGTTTTCTGAATCGAAGAATCACCGGCAGCGAAATTGATGGCGAACAAAGCCAACGTGTTCCGCCCCGTACCGCGGTCAGTGATTGCGTTGAGCATGTCCGTGTAGGAACGGTAATAACGCTGCTCTTCGATGGTGAATTGCGCAAACCGGTAATATGGTTCCACCTTCAAATCAAGGCACACCACCACAGTACTAGGTTCGGTCGAACTTGCATAGTCAGACACATTGATCGGCATCTGGTACACCGAATCGTTCTGAATCCACTTCTTGTTGAGCCAAGCCTTACCGGATCCGATGGCAATGGTATTTTCATTGATGACGTTCACCTTGAACGCATCGCCCCAATTGGCGAACACGCCTTCAGTGATGACCCCATCGAACGGAATGGCCATGTCCTCGGCAGAATATGTACGGTCTCCGTCAATACTGTTCCAGAATCCACTTCTAAATGTCATTTCACTCCTCCATGGTGATCATCGCGTTCGCCGCGAATTCGAATGGAACAGACAGAATAGAGAAAATGAAGTCCCCAGACGCCTTGCGGTGATTAATCGGAACAAGGAAACACTCACGTTCTGCATCAACCATCCAACCCTCGACACGAGGAATGAACCAATTCGTCGGCTCGGACACGAGCTCCTTCCGGGCGGCTCGGGCTTGTTTGTACTTCTCCCCCGTTGGGGGAACGAGTTCAGACATTGCTGTTTTGTTCATTTTATCATCCTGTGATTGCCCGTATTGCTTTGAAATCTGGAACGATTACAATTCCATTCTTGTCGGCTGTGATGGTCATTCCGTCGATGGCGCACCAGGCTCCATTTCCCATGTCGTCAAAGACATTCACAATGTCACCGATGTAATAATCTCTCATGTAAACCCACTGAACGTTCGGATCAACATCTCCTACGAAGGTCGTCTCCGTCACGTATTCACGCATTGATGCGTGTCCATACGATAGGAGTTCGTTCACGTATTGGCGGAATGGGATGTCTTTGTTGTTGTCATCCTTCAACTTGACGCTCGAACCGTCGATCCACTTCTCGATCCTCTTCATACCAGAAATGAATCCGCCTTGTGCAGTGTCGTCACTGCGACGTTCAATGGGCATAGTTATCCGAGGTTTGCCGTCACCAGGGTCGGCACCGGTGACGTAGAATGCATTTGCATACTTGTCGTTGTCCTGAACAAATTCACTGGACTTCAAGTTGTTGAAATTACTGGAAAATGTGATCCATTCATTTGTCCCCTGGTTCCAACTGTGATCAACACCGGTGCCAAGACGCCATCGCCATTTGTTGTCATCCGTGTGGTGCACGAAGATGTAACACATAGGCGATGAATACGTCTTCACAAGTTCCGACAGGGCCTCGTAAATGTTCTGCCCGAGATACTGCTTGGAGATTTGCACGTCACCCAGTTCTTGTCTCCAATTCGAGCCGTCTCTGTACAGTCCAGTGATTCCGCGGTACTTCTTGCCAGGGTCTGTCGGGTCTGGCGCGAACTGTTGAAGAAACGGGCCATCGATGCAGTTCTCGTCAAGAAGTTTGTTGACGATGTCACCCGGTGGCCCCGTGACATCGATCTGCTTGTACACGACGCGTCTCGACGTTATGTACTCCATCGACTTCCCGGTGAATATCATCCGAGGAGCATCTTCGAACGTGTCCTTGAGATCTCGCTTGTCAACCATCATCGTATGCTCGGAATCGGCGATTCTGAGAAACGTACCGATCTTGATCGTTTTCCAGAGGTCAGGATCGTAGTACATGTACAGCTCGAAATCGCCGCATTCCTTGGCTTTGTCAGTCCACACAAGAGATTCGTAGTTGTCGATAACAGTTTGCAGTTCCCAATTGTCGTTGTAGACAAGCACGTCGTATGTCATCAGATCCCCTGGTATTTGACGTCGTACTCGACTTCATGCTCAGCCGCGTACTGGTTCACCTTGTCCCCCATGATCAAGCACGTGATCGTGTTCGCACCCTGTTTGATTCTTGGCCAGTACGGATTCGTCCCGACAGCATTCAGACACTTCGTCCAATGGTTCTTGTGCCAGATACGGACGTACTTGTTGCCATTCTTGGTTCCAACTTCGATGTAGTCTCCCTTTTCGAAGTCTTCTCCGATCTTGTCCTTGACCCATTTCATGTTGATTTCGAGATATGATGCGGGGTTGATACTGTCAGAGTAACGAATCCTCGGAATGTCAACAAGTTTGCCGTAGAGCTTCGACCTGATGACAATACCATTGTCGAAAGACCCGGAGTATTCCATGCCAAGTTTTGCGCTGTTTTGGATTTCTCCGAACTTCAGCCCATGACTAGGCCACGTCTTGTCGGCGTTCGTACTCTTGCTGACGTACAAGAAATAAGCAGTGCCGCCAAGTTCACGGTCCATTTCGCTCATTACCCCAATGGCAACTGCAGAACTCGTCATGTCGTCGATCATCGAGCTCAAATATTTCATACGCCAACTGTCATCTATTTCATATCGCAGACCCACTGATGGGTTTACCTTCTCGACAATTCTAGATATGTCTTGGCCATAGCGATTCAACCCCGTCCTGTCAGACTTGACCCATACCGCGTCAATGTTTGGATCATTCACCGACCAAGCCAAGCCATTCTCATCGATTGAAATCAGAGTATTATTGTCGATGCCTGTCGCATTGTCGGCGAACGGGAATTCAAAGCCACCCTTGACCTCTGAAATACTTGCGACTTTTTTCGCGGGGGCATAGAAATACGGGTCAGGACAGACGATCGTTATCTTGACCTTGGTGATCTTTTCGAAAATGTCGGGTTCGCACTTCTCGACATACCCAGTCACGATGTACACGCCGGTGTCGGTCGTGAACACCATGGTGACACGATTCTTCACCGCATAGGTCTTGTAAATCCACCGCCTGGCGTGCTCGATCGTCTTTCCGGGTTGAGCAACCACAGCCAGGGTGAGAGAAAGTGCACGCTCCCCCACCCTGGCCGAGTTGTACATAGCACCATCATTCGTCGCGAACTGAGTCAAATTGATATCCGCTCCAACCGGTCCGTGACCTTCGATCTTGGTGATGACGTAAGGAGCTTCGTACGCTCCAACGAAATTCGTGCTGATCTCGTCACCGAACTGGTTGACGACAGACACCGTCTTGATCATCGTGAATACCTCTTGATGTTCGAGATGAGCTCCTTCGTGTCGCGATAGATTTCACGGCGAGTAGGAGCAGTCGGACTGTTGATGGTTTGGTTGAAAGTGACATTGTTGACCCCGTTCGGGTTCGATGCACTTCCATTTTGAGCCTTGACCGCGTCATTGACGCCGACAGAAACTCTTGCGTTGGAGCTTTGACTGTTGAACAGGTCACCGAGCCTCGACGCAGCACTTCGCACCTCTGAATCATCCACGGTTGGCGTGATCACAGGATTGAAGTCCGGATCGAGAGTCAGGCCGTCGACAATCTCGCGGAACTTCTCATTGATGCTCTTGCCGGTGCTTTCGGCAAGATTCTCAGAGGATCGCTTGACCCACTTCTCACTGTTGTCAATACCTCGGACAAGGCCCAGGCCGACGAATTCGCCGATTTCGGTGGTCACCTTGGAAGGCGAATGAATGCCGAGCTTGTCCTTGAGCCACTGAGGCAGCTTGTTGGCCAGAGCACTGATGTCATCCATCAGATGATCCTTGACCCGTGCAATGCCTCGCTTGACGCCATTGACAAGAGCCTCACCAATCGCGATAGCCTTGTCGGCGACTTCCTCAGAATGCGCGTCAATGGCGTTCTTGATACCGTCAAGGAAATTCAGCAACAGATTCACACCGGAATCGATAATCCTACCGATGTTGGCACTGATCGTGTCGATGAAGTTGACAATGATGTCGATGGCGATCTGCGTGATCTCACCAATATTGTCCCTGATTGCTCGAAGGAAATCTTTGATGAGATTTATACCGGTCTGGATCAGCACCGGGGCAACCTGATTGATCGTGTTGCACATACCGATGATGGCGTCGCGCACCAAGTCGAAGAAACTTGGCAACGAGTTCCTCAAAGCATTCAGACACGCCGTGATGATGGCGGTGAGAGCCGCTTCAATGACTGGACCATTGCTGCCGATGATCGACAATATGTTGATGAAACCCTGCGCAATCGCAGTACACAGCAACGGAATCAGTGCAATCAGAGCAACGCCACCGGTAGTGACCGCCGTGAGCAATGCAACAAAGGCGAACACGAACAACGCGATGCCTGCTGCAGCTACGCCGACGGCAATACCGATCAAGGCGACGGCTGCGGCCAACAGCATCATTGGAACAACGACTTCCTGCGCCAAATATGCAGCAGCGATCAGAACGCCGAGCCCAACGGCAAGGCCGAGCAACGCGATTCCCATCTCGGCAAGAGACATCGAACCGAGAACCTGCAATGCTCCAGCAAGGATCATCACGGCGACGGAAACAGCAATCAGTGCCCCAGCACCCTCTGCTGCGCCACCCCCCTTCAGGAGCATAATCGCAGCGACAAGCTCGCCAAGGACAATCGTCATCATGATGACGCCCTTGAGATACGTTCCCCAATCCATACTGGCGAATTCACCGATGATGTGGCACATACCCTGAATGGCGATCACCATTGCAAGCATCGCCGCCGCATCACCGAATCCATTGTCGGGCATGACGAGGAACAGACCCATGAGCTCTGCCAACACCATACTGAGCATGGCGAAGCCTTTTAGATATGAATTCCAGTCACGCTTGGACAACTCATCAATGACGTCAACGATCTGCTTGATGGAGTATGCTGTAGCGAGAATGGCGAGGCCGTTACCGATCTTCAGCTTGTCACCAGACATCGAGAACAGCGTCATGGCACCGACGATGGCCACGAGTGCAAGAATGCCCTTCACCAACTGCTTGGTGTCCATGTCGCCGAATCCCTTGACCGCGAAGTAGAACAGAACCATGGACGCCGCCATGAGAATGAACTGCCCCGCGCCTTTGGCGACGTTGTCGCCCTGCTCAAGAACCTTGGCAGCAGTTACCATCACCGCTGTGATGACGGTGATCGCAACAATTCCCTTGACGAGTTCCTTCGTGTCGAGCTTCGAAAGAAGATACACAGCCCCCGCGAGTAGGAGAACACCTGCCGCAATGGCAAGAAGCCCAGCCATCTTGAATGAGGTGCCGATGTCTTTGAACATGTTCTTGAGACCACCGGTGATACCCTCAAGATTCTTCAAGAGACCGTTCTTCACGCCGGACATCAGATTCTCACTGTCTTCCTTGGCGGTCTTGGCGTTTCGATTGAACAGGAACCAAGCTCCGATGATGACACCGAAGATCACGGCCAATGCAGCGGCCGCTGACATTAGACGATCAGAAGGAATCAATGCGAGAATCCCCAAGGCCACGGCAAGAACCAAAGTCGCAGCCGCCAATTTGAGAATCGCCGTTGCGTTCAGATCATGCGTGGTAGCTTTCATGGAGTCCTTGTACGCGTTGATGGTGTCAACAATCGGCCCGCGAGCGTCTTTGACAGTCTTGGCCAATTCGCTGAAAAGACTGCCAACCTTGTCGAAACTCTTTGCGAGGTTCACAAATGAACCAGCCATGATTCCGGTGAAGACACCGCCGATGACACTCACAAGAGCGTCCCAAGCGTTCATACTCTTCAGCGATTCATAACCCTTGTCGACGCCCGCCTTGATCTTGTCGCCGAGCCACTTGAACTTCTCGCCAAGCCAGTCGAGCGCGTCGCCGATCTTGCCCCTGTTGTCAAGAACTGCTTTCTTGATCTTCTCGAACTTCTCGGGAAGACCCCAAGCGTTGGCGCCCTCTTTGATGTCGGAGCCCCACTTCTTGAACAACTCGGCGGTCTTGCCGCCCATGGCCGCGCCAAGTTCCTTGATCTTGCCAGCAGCTTCATGCACCTTGTCGCCGAGCTTGACGAACATCGTTCCGGCATCGTCGTGAGCGCCATTCTTGACACTCTCGGCGAAATCCTTGATGTTGTGGGCGACATACTTGATCTTCTCACCAATTCCAGCCCAGTCGATTCCGGCGAAGAAGTCCTTCACCGTCGTCAACGCTGAACCGGCGAGCTCCTTGATAGCCCCACCAAGGTAAACTGCTGCTCCCTTGAGAGCATTCCACGCGGCAACGACCGACGGCCCGCAGACATCCCAGACCTGTTCGCCAACTTCTTTCATTTTGACGCCGATGGAAGAAAGTTGGCCTTTGAAGGTTTCCCAAGCCGTGTGAACGTCTGGACCGTAAACCTCGCGGATGTGCAAGCCGAATTCCTTGACCGGACCCGCGAGATTCTTGAACGCGGGACCGAGCTTGTTCAATCCGAGCTGATCGATGAGATCAGTCAGTGCGTTCTTCTGCTCCTTGCCGATGAGAAGATTGTAGAAGTCGTCGAGTCGAACTTGGCTCGCAGTCTTCCACAAATCCTGAAGCTTGGCCTTGGCCACCATGAACCCGCCGGCAGCGGTGTCACGAGCAGCCTGCCCAACACGAGTGAACGTGTAAGACAGACGACCCCACAAAGTGGCATCATCACCAGTCCACATGAGCTTCAAGTCGTGCAGAAGATTCTTAAACTTCTGCATTGACGTGATGGCCTCGTTGGGCACAGGTTTTGCTTCGAGCTGGAATCCACCAGGAGGTGCATCGCCAACACGATGACGTTCCTGAGCGCCAACGTCTACACCCTTGCGGAACAGCGCGTCCTTGATCTTCTTGCCAACAGCCTCCGCCTTGTCGCCGATCCATTCAAGAGCCTTCTTGACCGCGGAGAAATCCATTCCGTTCATGTGACTCTGCAGCGAGGAGAGCCCCTGGTCCATCTTGTCGACGGCTGAGGAACCGCTGTCCCCGAAGATCTTCGACATGCTGAACTTGCCGTGAGTCAACTTGTCGAACCAACCGAGAAGATTCCTGATCTTCTGACCAAGCCAGTCAAGAAGCTTACCGATCGGATCGAATCCGTTGATCCACTGGTCGAACTTTACGATGACATCGCCGATGTGAGCCGTCAACGTCAGAAGACCACCAAGAACGAACTTGGTGATTGCAAAGGCGGCGCCAAGGATCGGCTTGACGAGAGCCGCGAACAGCTTGAGCAACTGACCGACGGGCCACAATATGATCTTGATGGCCGAGAAAAGACCTTTGAACGTCCGGGTCAAGTTGTCCATCGCCTTGTCCGACGGAACCAGCTTCTCCGTAAGGTGCTGGAACCCGATCGAAATATCAGCGAGCGTCTTGCCGAGGTTTCCATTGAACGACTGCTGGAAAGCAATGCCAACAGCCTTCAATGGCGCAACAAGCGCCTTGACGACATTGGTCAGCCCCTCAATGACCGCAGTACGACCCCCCATATCCTTCCAGGTCTGGAGCATTGCATTCCTGGCCTGTGAAGTCTGACCGACGAACCCGGTGATGGCGTTTCCGACTGTGGTGAACAGGTCCTGGGCTTCTTCGAAGTTACCGAACAGGATGGAGAACGTCTGAGCCCATCCCGAACCGAGCTCTTCCTTCACCGTTCCGATCAGCTGCGAGAAGGTCTTGATCTTCGTCGCAGAATCCTCAGCAGTCTTCGCCAGATCAACAATGGCATCAGCTTGCTCCGCGGTGTACCCCATGGATATGAGCTGTTCCTTGTTGTACTCGCCAGCCAATTGAGACAGGGTCTCGACCATGATCTGAGAGGACAACCATCCCTTGGACAGAGACTCTCGGAACGAGCCCTCTTGCTGGATCATGGAGTCAACAGCAACACCATGCGCACGAGCGGTACGCTTCAACGCTTCCTGGAAGGCTTCGCCACCCATACCAGCATTGACAACCGAGTTCCAGTCCATCAGTCGAACCGTTCCCGAAGAAATGGCCTGACTCAACTGGTACATCGCTGTCGATGCTTGCTGCGAATTCGACCCGGACAGAGCGGCAAGGTTTGCAATGCCCTTGATCGACGACACAGAATCCTTCAGACCGACGCCAGCCGCGGTGAACATACCGATGTTGTGCGTCATCTCTGAGAAGTTGTAGATCGTCTTGTCCGCGTAGGTGTTCAACTCATTCAGAGCGTCGTTCACGGTCTGAATGTTCTCACCCTTGGACTTGGTATTGGCAAGAATCGTCTGAACAGCATTCAGCTGAGTCTCATACTCATGGTACCCATCGAGAATCGGGTCGATGGTCAGCGCCTTGAGCATGCTCATTCCGGCTGAAGTGACCCTCGACGCGAGAGTGCCAATGGCTGCTCCAGCAGCAACCGACAGTGTTGAGAATCTGGCCTGAAGAGTGTTGGCGGACTCCGAAGCCTTGTCGAACGTTACCGTCTTCGCGGTGTTCGCCAGCTTCTGAAGCGAATTCGTTGCCCCGTCGAGGTTCAATGAACTCTTCAAAGTGCCGAGCGAGTCAATGGACGATGCAACCTTGGATTTGAAGTCCGCGTTGTCCATTTTCAGCTTGACGATTTGCTCATCGATGGTCGCCATTTGTCACCTCGCTCCAAACATCAGCTGCAATCTGATCGAAAACCGGACGCAATGCCGGATTGATGTAATCTCTACCCATCACGTAGCCCCCGTTCCTCGTCCCATGCCCGTATTGAATCAGCACGGCGATCGGGACACCGTGATTGACATTGGAGTTGGTCCAATAAATGGACCAACCCGTCTTCGTCTTGTGAATTTCGTATCCCCAACCACGGGCGGTAGCTCCGGTCTCATAAGGTGTCGCCGCAGAAAGGGCGTTGACACCACGCTGAGCATACTTCTCAAGATATTTGATCGGGTCGAACTTCAGAAGACGTGACAAATATTCCTGCGTCTTCGTGAATGAACCTGTTGTCTCGAAGTATACTCTGGCCATCAGTAGAATACACCGGTCTGCATGAAATTGTACTTACCAGAACCAGGATTTGTGATTGTCAACCCCATCATGTCACTTCCGGGCGTGGTCCGTTGTTTAACAGCACTGAAAAAAGCACATCTTACGTGCTTGTCGCCACTGTCAAACTCAATCGTTTCAAAAGAGTGCTTCAAAACGTCATTGTCCGCGACATTTGTCGAACAAGTCAACATGTCTGTTGCCGTTGAACTGAACGCAAAGGCGAAAGACGCGGTACGAGGGGCATTGGATCGGCCCGAATTCATAGCCACGGACTTCGTACTTTCAATACGCATGATATTATCGATGAACGACCGATAGAGCTGACATCCGCGAATTCTTAAGAAGAACAACTCGCCGGACTTTGTAAAATCATTCGCCGGTTCGCTGATGAACAACGGTATCATGTTCGGTGTGGACAACGCACACAGTATCGAAACATCATCATTACTGCCCACATAGCGTCCTGTAGCGACAAAAGGAATATTTAACGAATAACTGGCAGTACCAAAATAAATGACAACAGTCAACAACAAATCTCCAGGTTGACCCAAATGATCGGTTATATACGATCGGAGGTCATCACCGAAATAGTCGCCGTCTTTTAGGATGAACGGAGGACAACCACTAATACGCGCGAACGAAATGTCTGGTACAGTCGGCGCACCACTGGAAATGGAATTGATAGCAGCTGCCATATCCCCAGATTTGATGGCCGCAGATCCAGCGCCCTTGGCCCGGATGGCATCACAGGCATTCTTGTAATGCTGATACGGCATGACGGCGTGGTCAGACATGATCATGCTCCGTTCTGTGCGACATCAGTGAAATGTGTGAGAACAAGATCAACCAATTGGTTGATCTCCTGTTGTGTCGCATGATGTTCGGGTCCTTGAGGACCAGTGTCACCTTTGGGGCCTACTGGACCTTGAGGACCGGTGTTACCTTTGGGTCCTGGTTCCCCCTTGGGGCCTACTGGACCTTGAGGACCCGTGTCGCCTTTGGGTCCTGGTTCCCCCTTGGGGCCTACTGGACCTTGAGGACC